TCGTAATATGTCCAATATCTACCTTCGCCACCCCAGACATGGGGAAAAGATTGCTATCTCGTGGATGGAAGCGAGGGAAGATATGGAACAAGGATGGGAGGAGTTTGATCCCTCTGATCCTGATGAGTCTGAACCCTCGGCGTCGTCAGATATGGCGGCGCTGGGGGATTCTCAGCATAATGCGTTGAGAACTCGTCGCCGCCGTAAGGAGTAAATCATGGCTACAACTGCTGCCGATCAAATCAACGGCGCGTTGCGGCTGATCGGGCAGTTGGCCGAGGGTGAAGTTCCCTCCGCAGCCACGTCGCAGGACGCCCTCACCGCACTTAACCAGATGCTTGACTCTTGGAGTACCGAGCGTCTATCGGTCTTTTCAACCCAAGATCAAGTCTACAACTGGCAACCCAACGTCCGCACGATTACGATGGGACCGACCGGCACGTTTGTAGCCGAGCGTCCTATCCTGATGGACGACGCCACCTATTTCCGTGACGCCTCGACCAACGTGTCGTATGGCATCAAACTGATTAACAACGAGCAATACAACAATATTGCCGTCAAGACCGTAACCTCTACGTATCCGCAGTTTATGTGGGTCAACATGACCTACCCGGACGTTGAGATTTATATCTATCCGGTGCCAACCAAGGTGCTGGAGTTCCATTTTGTATCCGTGCGACCGCTAACAACGCCTGCCACATTGGCTACTGATTTAGCGTTTCCGCCGGGGTACCTTCGAGCATTTCGATTCAACTTGGCCTGTGAACTTGCAGCCGAGTTTGGTGTCGAACCATCCCCACAGGTTCAGCGTATTGCTATGTACAGCAAGCGCGACTTGAAGCGCATCAACAACCCGGATGACGTGATGGCGATGCCAGCGGCGCTGCTCGTTAACCGTCCGCGCTTTAATATCTTTACGGGCAACTTCTAATGAAGACGCCAATTCTGGGGTCAGCATATTTGATTCGCAGCCCAAACGCGGCTGCCAATCGAATGATCAATTTGTATCCAGAAATTATCCCAGAAGGCGGAAAAGAACCGGCGTACTTGCAGCGTTGTCCCGGTTTAAAGTTGTTGACTACGGTTGGCACTGGCCCTATCCGTGGGCTATACACACACAATGACATCTTATATGTCATTTCAGCCAACGAGTTTTACAAGGTTTCCAGTTCGTTAGTAATTACCAAGATTGGTGATGTCACCGGAACCGGCCCTGTGTCTATGGCCGATAACGGCACGCAATTATTTATTGCCTGCAATCCTGACGGATTTATCTACAACTTTGACACACTGGCGTTTGGTCAGATCACTGACCCTGACTTTCCGGGTGCGGTAACGGTTGGGTATCTAGATGGGTACTTTGTTTTTAATGAACCCAACAGCCAGCGTATTTGGATTACAAGCCTTTTAGATGGTCTGTCAATTGACCCGCTGGACTTTGCCAGCGCGGAAGGTGCGCCTGATGACGTGGTGGCAATTATTGTTGACCATCGAGAAGTATGGTTGTTTGGCGAAAACTCGGTTGAGGTTTGGTACAACGCTGGAGAGATTGATTTCCCTCTAGCGCGTATTCAAGGCGCGTACAACGAAATTGGTTGTATTGCCCCATATTCTGTTGCCAAGATGGACAACAGCGTTTTTTGGCTTGGCTCAGACGCTCGTGGTACAGGTATCGTGTATCGAGCGGAAGGCTACCAAGGCGTGCGCGTTTCAACCCATGCTATTGAATACGCCATACAGGGCTATTCCGATCCGACGGACGCGCTGGCTTATACTTATCAGCAGGACGGCCATACGTTCTATGTGCTGATTTTCCCGTCGGCTAATGCCACTTGGGTATATGACGCTTCGACAAACTCGTGGCACGAACGCGCTGGGTTTGATAACGGCGACTTCAAGCGCCACCGCTCCAACTGCCAAACCAACTTCCTCGATAAGCCGACTGTGGGCGACTTTGAGAACGGCAACGTTTATACGTTTAGCCTAGATGAATACAAAGACAACGGTGCGGTACAAAAATGGTTGCGATCATGGCGTGCCCTGCCAACTGGCGAGAACAATCTTAAGCGCACCGCTCATCACGCGCTTCAGATTGATATGGAGTCAGGCGTTGGCTTAAACCTCGGCCAAGGCAGCGACCCCGAGATTATGTTGCGCTGGTCGGATGATGGAGGCCATACGTGGTCTAACTACCATCAAGCAACAATAGGCAAAATTGGTCAGTATTTTTTCCGTGTGTTTTATCGTCGTCTAGGAATGACGGTTAAATTACGCGATCGCGTGTACGAAGTATCTGGCACGGACCCCGTAAAAATCGCCATCATGGGCGCAGAACTGAGCATATCGGGAACCAATGCCTAGCAACATCACCCGCATACCGGCTCCTCGCGTGCCGTTGATAGACGAACGCACGGGACTAGTGTCTCGTGAGTGGTTTCGTTTTTTCAACAATTTGTTTGTGCTGACTGGGTCGGGAACAAATCAGTTTACGCTGAACGACTTTGAGATTCAGCCGGACGCGCTTGCACAGACAGAATCCGCGTTAGGCGATATTCAATCTCAAATCCAAGCCCTGCAACTTTTGCCGCCCCCGCAGCAAATTGTTCCGGCAGATTATGGTTCGTTTTATGACACCACGACTCAAGTCGCGGCTGCTATTAACACCCCATATCCAATTACATTTAACACGACCGTAGTTGCCAAAGGCGTTCGTCGAGGAACTCCAACGTCGCGCATCTATGCTAATAGGCCCGGCGTATATAACTTTGCCTTTTCAATACAGTTTGATAAAACATCAGGCGGCACGGCCTTGGCGTATGTATGGGCTAGGTTGAATGGCGTAAACGTTTCAAACACCGCATCACAAATACGCATTCAAGGAAATAATGGCGAAATTTTTTGTGCCGCAAATTTGTTTTTTGAAATGTCTAATGGCGACTACTTTGAGTTGATGTGGGCGGCAGATGACACATCGGTTCAATTACTTGCAGAGGCGGCAACGGCGGTGCATCCCGGCATTCCGTCTGTCATTCTTACCGTCAATCAGGTGAATATATGACCGTTAATCTTTCGGCCTTTGCTGGCGCTGGCGCACAGTTTTTCGACAATAACGGCGATCCGCTTTCGGGCGGTCTTGTTTATTCGTATGACGCTGGCACCACGACCCCTCGCGCAACCTATACAAGCAGCACGGGCGGAACGGCTAACAGCAATCCCATCGTGCTGGACTCGGCTGGACGCACGCCTGCGGAGATTTGGCTAACAGAGGGATACGCTTACAAATTCATAGTTCGCACCTCTGCGGGCGTTTTGATTGGCACATACGACAACATCCCGGCAATTATTGATCCGGCAGTAACCGGAATAAATTGGTCAAACATTACCAATACACCGACGACCTTGGCTGGTTACGGCATCACGGATGCGTATACCAAGGTGCAGACAGATGCGACATTTGCCCCAATCGCAAGCCCAACCTTTACTGGGCAAGCCAAAGTTCCTGATAACTGCACTCCAAACGTCAATCATGTTATTGGCTATCGAGATTGCCCGCAGAACAGCCAAACAGCCAGTTATGAATTAAAGTTGTGCGACGCTGGTAAGCACATTTACATGAATGGAACGAGCATAACGCTCACCATTCCTGCAAACAGTGCTGCTGCGTTTCCAATCGGCACTATCATCGGGGTTGTAAACGGAAATGCCACGTCGCTTTCAGTGGCTATTACCACTGACACGTTGACCTTGGCGAATAGCACTTCTACTGGAACTCGCACTTTGGCGCAAAATGCTATGGCCGTACTGTTGAAGGTAGGCAGCACTAACTGGATTATTAACGGCCCCGGAGTTAGTTAATGTCAGGCGCAGACTTTTTGCTGTGGCTGTCTAGTGCATCATCCGCGCCGGGTGGGCAATGCTTTGCGGCAGGCCAGAGCGGAACAATCACTGCCCCTACAGGCTCCACTGGCGTCACTGTTGAAATGTGGGGCGGCGGTGGCGGAGGTGGCGTCAATGGCAGCAGCGCCGGATATGGTGGCGGTGGCGCAGGATATGCCAAGCGTTCATTTTCGGTTGCGGGCGGTTCGTCGCAAATTTCCTACAATGTTGGCACTGGTGGCGCAGGAAGCACCACGATCGCTGATGGCTCTAATGGCGGCCCTTCTGTTGTTGAATTTCCGCCCGGTGGCGGAGGCATTGAATTAACGGCTGGGTACGGCGGCGGGGGAGGAGAAACTGCGCCCGGAGCCGCTGGGGTCAACGTTCTTGATGGCGGCATTCCATTTCCAGCAACATCTGCTGCAACTGCCGGAACCAACTTGGTCGGCGGAGACGCTGGCAACGTCGCCGGAGGCGGGGGTACGGGTGGCTCCAGTTATTCCGTTGCGGGCGGAACTCCCGGCGGCGGTGGCGGCCCCGGAGTCGGCTCTGGCGGCGTAGTCAGCGCAGTCGGAGGAAATGGCGGCGGTGGTCGCATTTGCTTCTATTGGACCTATCCATCAAACGTCGTGTTAAGCGATCAGTACGCGGCCAATTTGTCGTTATCTGGCGTTGGAGGCACGGCAACCGCGACTTACCGATTGCGATCTGACGGCCAAGCCCTCGCCACTAACGTATCGGGTACATTGGTCAACATCACGGGTGAATGGCTTACCAGCGGAACCTCATCAGATTATGAGGTTTATGCTCAGTGGTCTCCGCAAGGAGGCGGTCCCGGCGGGATTCCTGGCGGTGGCGTTGTTGGCGGAGCCACACCGCAAACATGGCTCTCGCTTGGCACCACAAGAGATTTCACGTTGTCGGCAACTAATAACGCTGTTGAACGTGAGTTGTACATTCAAATTCGTAATGCAGCGACTCAAGAGATAGTGAATTTCTGCGTTATTACTGTTGAAGTCGATTCTGCGCCTTGAGGTATTTATGGCAGTCATATCTAAAGTTTTAATTTCAGCCAGAACGGCTGCTGACGCGCAAACGACTCAATACACCGCGTCCAACGTAACGGCTATCATAGATAAGTTTACAGCCACTAATTACAGTGTTAGTGCGGCCACTATTTCTGTGAACTTAATTACTGTTGGCAGTTCGTCTAGCAATTCAAACTTAATTGTTAAGAGCAAGACTTTGTTGCCTTCCGAGACGTATACGTTCCCAGAATTGGTCGGGCACACCATTGATTCTGGCGGCTCTATTTCGACTATTGCGTCCGCCGCCTCTGCCATCAACATTCGCTGTTCAGGCCGAGAAATCTCGTGATCGACGCCGAATACTGGCTGATTGAAAACTTTAAGGTGCTAGACATACCACCTGACGCTGCTGCATGGCTAATTGACTTGTGGCATGTCACGCAGACGTTTGACGACGTGGCCGATGGCGATGCCGTAGATCGCAAGGTGTTGGATGACACCGTATGGCGCGCGCTCGTCAATATGCCTGCAAACAGTTTTTTTATGGCTCACGCTGGGCAGTTATTGCCCGCGCTGGGCACAGCCATTCTGAAATGGAAGGCGTCGGATGACGCCGAGCGTGGCGGTCAGGCAGATGAAAAGTCGTTTGTTTGGCGTGCCACGTACTATGACTTGGTTCTTTTAGTGGTGCTGTTGTGTCAGGGCCGAGAGTCTGCTATTGAAAAAGCTGTTGCGGTAATGGCACTATACGGCG